ATCTGATTAATTCTTGAGCCTGCACGGCGTCCTCCTGTGTTTCGGTGCATTCTGTCTATTTGTTAAAAAAAGATGCGTCAAGTGAAATTATTTGCTTGATTGCGGCGAAACAGGCTGTATTGTGGGGATACGAACTAGCAAACAAGGATGACCCAGATGACCCGCCACCCGCTTGAAGCCAAAGACCTCGCCGCTGGCCGCTTGGCCCGCGCATCAGGCATCGCCTGCCACTACAACCCATTTGACGTTTACGCAGACCCGCAGCGTTACTTCGCTTGGAAAGAAGGCTGGCGCGCCGCATGACCCTCGCCGAACATCTCAACCTGCTTGGGGTTATCCCTCAACAGGCCCCGCCGAAGCCAGCCCCACAGCCAGCAGCCTACGCGCCGCCACAGTGGAAACCAACTTACCAAGGCGAAGAGCCGCCGTTTTGATAGGAGACTAGCATGACCAACATCACCATCACTCTGGAGCAGGCGCAGACTGCGCTGGATTGCATCGACCGCGACATGGACTACAGCACGCACGATCAGCCAGATTATTACGACCTCAGTGAGATGCTGCACAACCTGCGCCGCCTTGAACTGCGCCAGCGCCTGACCTCTGCCATCAACGCAAACAAGGAGATCAAGTAATGCGTATCAGAGACGTACTAGCTGAGTTGATTACTATCTTCGCCCTGTTTTTCCTGCTGTACGCTGGCTTCATGTTCGGCCTTGGTATGGGGTGGGTGCAGTGACAGCCTACTACAACGAGATCGACCCCAAGGCAGCGGCATGGCTGCGGGAACTTATCAAACAAGGCCACATAGCAGATGGAGTGGTAGATGAACGATCAATTGTCGATGTTTCCCCTGATGAACTCAGAGGCTTCACCCAGTGCCACTTCTTCGCAGGCATTGGCGTCTGGTCCTACGCCCTGCGATCCACAGGTTGGGCCGATGACCGTCCTGTTTGGACAGGAAGCTGCCCGTGCCAGCCTTTCAGCAGCGCAGGTCGCCGAGGCGGGGTTGATGATGAGCGGCACCTCTGGCCGCACTGGCATCACCTCATCAGCCAGTGCCAGCCTGCAATCGTCTTTGGAGAGCAAGTTGCGAGCAAAGACGGCCTCGGTTGGCTCGACCTTGTATCAACTGACATGGAAGCCACGGGCTACGCCTTCGGGGCGGCTGATCTGTGCGCTGCGGGCGTCGGCGCGCCGCACATCCGCCAGCGTCTCTTCTTCGGAGCGGTCAGGCTGGCCAACGCCGCAGATGCGGGACTTTCGGTCGGGCGGGGAGGATCGGGTGTCGAACCCGGATCGGTCGAACAATCTGAACGACTTCTCGCTGATGGCGGGCTGGCCGACGATGGCAGGCCCAGCCCGACTAACGGCCACTGGCGAGATGCTGATTGGCTCTTCTGCCGGGATGGAAAGTGGCGGCCAGTTGAACCCGGCACATTCCCGCTGGCTCATGGGTCTGCCCAGCGTGTGGGACGACTGCGCGGTTACGGCAATGCAATCGTTGCCCAAGCAGCGCAAACCTTCATTGAAAGCATGATGGAGATAGCAGAATGACCGAGGCAGACAAACTACGCGAGTACATCGCCCATAAACAGGCGCAGATCGACGATCTAATCAAGAGACACGGACAAGGCGTTAGGCCGGGGTGGGTCAGCGAAGAAATCATGATGCTGACCTTCTACCAAAGAGACGCCGAAGACCAACTCAAGCAACTGGAACAGAACAATGCAGCAAACAATTCTTCTAACTAACCAACTCGCCACTGGCAGCGCCTTCGCGCTGACAGAGAACAACGAGAACGTGTTCATCCCGTCGAAGGTCATGCTCGAAAAAGGCGTGCGCCTCGGCCAGAAGGTGCAGGCCATCGTCGTGCCAAACATGACCCGGCCAGACCGCACGCCTTGGCTGGCGGTGAGCATCTTGGACGCCGATCCTGTGCAGCAAGATGATGGTCTGGCCGAGATGATCTTGGACGACATTGAGGATTTTAGCCGCGCGACAGTTGAGGAGATCGCCCAGAATATGAACATGTCGGACGACAAGATCGCCGCCAAGCTGGCCGAATTGGTCGCAGCCGGGCGTGTGGTGCGGCTTGTCTGCTACGACCTGCCGGAGGAGGACGAATGATGTTTTTCCGTAAAAAACCAGAAACCATGCCTGTGCGCGACGTGCAGTCCGAGGCGGTGGCAGCGATCATTCAGGGATCGGCTGTGCTGCCCTCGAAGCGGCTGACCAACGCGATCTACACCGCATTGCTGGACAGCCGCGACATGAGCGTGGCGGAACTGGATGACTTGGCCAACAAGATTTCGCGCTTGGCGTGGAACAGGGGGCGCAGATGATCCGAGACTACATCCTTACAAATAAGCTCTCTCGGTTCGAGGCTTTTGGCATCAGTACTGCTGTTGGGGTTTTAACCCCCGGCGCGTTTACTGCGTGGAACCTTGGGGTGGCGGTGACCATACTGGTCGTTATGGCCCTCGTCGTAGCGGGAATGGAAACATGGGGGCGCAGATGACCGGGCTTCACCCAGACTACGGCCTGACGGACCAGCTTCGCGTCGAGGCCCTGCGCTCTGCCGCGCGCTTCGGAGTAAAGAAAGCTGCGGCTCTTTACAGCGTGTCGCCAGCCAGCCTGTACAAGTGGCGCAAGGTGCCAGCGTTGATGAAGCAGATGATGGAGGTGGGCGATGAGTGACGCAGAACTGATCGCGCGGCTGCGCCTCTACGGAAGCAAGTTTCACCATGAGTTCGGCCACAACGACGCCGCCGACCGCATCGAAGCCCTGACGGCCAAGCTGGCGAAGGCGGAGGCTGGGCTGCGAGACATTGCGGCGGAGTGCGGTTGCTCCATCGCCCGCGCCACCCTCGCAGAGATCAAAGGAGAGAGCCATGAGCGTCACGCGCTTTGACATTTCCGGCTACGATTTCGACTTTGACATTTCCGGCTGCGATTTCGACATTGCCGAAGATACGGAAGGCGAATGGGTCCGATATGTGGACCACGCCGCCGCCCTCACCGCCGCCAACGCCCGCGCCGATGCGGCAGAGGCTGCACTGGCCGCGCAGATCGACCACACCCGCATTAAACCCATTGCCTGCGCGCCAGAGGACATTGCCATCCTTGTCGGCCCGGAAAACGGCGGCGCCGATGACTGGCAGGTGTCGTGGTGGATGTCGAGCGAAGGCCGCTGGGCAAACTGGAATTGGTCGACACCGCCGCATCAATGGGCCCCCATGCCGAACCGCAACCAACCCCACGACCGCACCGCGCTGGAACGGCTGATCGCAAAGGCCGAGGCCGACGCTATGCGGAGGGCGGCAGATATGACTTTGGGCCTGTCAACCGCACGGGCTTGCCGAACCGCCATCCTCGCCATGATCCCAAAAGGAGAGAGCCATGAGTGACATCCGCATCTTCAAGGGCGATGGCAAGCGGGCCGAAGACGTGACCGGGGAACTGGGTGATCGGATCAAGGCGCTGGTCTATGAGTATAGCGGAAGAATGCCTCTCGCCGCCGCCGTTGGTGTTCTGCATCTTGTGGCTTACGAGATCACAAGGGACAGTGACTGATGACCCGCACCCGGCACGACACAAGCCCTCAAGCACAGGCCATCCGCGCCGCTGGCTTTGTGCGCGTGCCGGGAGGCATGTGGTGTAAACCCGAGCAACTGGAGTTGATCCTGTATATGCTTCAGCAAAATCTAGACGAAATAAACGCAATAAAGGACCGATACGAATGGCACCGCCGAGACGAGTGATAACCCGCGACATGATCCAAGCAGCCAAAGACAGAGGCTGGCATTTAACGCTAACCGCCGAGCATTACGGGATGCACCGATCCAGCATTTCCGCCGCCTGCGAGCGCTTCGGTATCTCGCTGCCCATGCACAAGTTCTCACCGCAGGCTGTGTCGCGGCGCAGCCCCGAGTGGAAGGAAGCCGTTGACGCCTTGACGCTCCAGCCCAAGACCAGCCCGACCTGGTCGTGCAGTCCTCGGGCGATCGAACGTGCGCTTGAGAAGATCCAGAACGGAAAGCGATTGCAGGCCACAGAGTGACCAGCTAAAACTATCGCGAGGGGCGCTGCGAGGCCATTGGCTTTGTATCGGTCGAAGATCAGACTGCGCTACGGCTTATCATCACCATCGCGCCCCTCACGATATCCAGATCAGTACTTGCCTTCCCAAACGCGCAGATGGGCGTTGTCGCTGCTGTTCATCTCGCGGGCCACAACCTCACGCATGGCCGCCGTGTCGTTGGGATTGACGCCCCATTTCTTTGCCCACTCAGCCCAAACCTTCATCGGGACCAAGCCCACCAGCTTGCTTTCCCCGAGGTGGCCTGCCCCTGCGTTTCGGAGCATCTTTGCTTTCTCCAAGACCGGGTTGAAGTCGTGCGTCTGCTTGACCACGATCTTCCCGTCCTCCTCGAACATCTGTTCCGCTATTTTCGTCATTCACGCCCTCAAAGGTCAGATGCGGATAGACTTTCCGCATGATGTCGGCAACCTCTGGCGGCATACGCAGAATTTGCCCCCGCCTGTAGCGGATGCCCCCACGGAAAATGCCGTCGCATGTTACCCGATATTCATTCATGATTGGAAAAAGGGCGAGCCGAAGCCCGCCCCTCTCTTTGATTACGAAACAGTGGCCGAGAACGGCGTTGCTTCGGTGCCAGATGCCTCTGACATGACAATCACAGCCCAAGTGTTGGCAGCGATGTCGTCAAGGACTACACGCCAGCCCTTGAGGCCGCCACGGGTCGAACCATCCAGCGTGATGGTGTCCGAGGTGTCTGCGGTGTAGAAGCACGAAGCGCCTGCGCTGTCGTTGCCCAGATAAGCAACGCCCATCATCACGTCGGTGTTATCAGCCACCTTGATGATCTGGCTGCCCGAGGCGTCGGCAAGGCCGATGAACTCGTAGCGGTTGCCCGAGCCGGTAGCTTCCGGAA